TATATCTTCACTTGAATTAGGTATTCCACCTATTTCTTTTTCTGTAACTGATAGTTTGTTCCACGTTTTATCAGGTCTATTCATACTGAAACCTCTATAACCACGCCTTCTAAAATGATAGAGCAATCTTGGTTTGTTATTCTCACATAGTAGTGGCATTCCGTAAAACACACAAGCCATCAACACATCTTCAAAAAACATCTCTGCTGTTTGTGGTCTAGCTATGTATTCTAAAAAGAAAGAGCTTGGTGGAGCATCTTCCATGCTGAACTTAGTTAAACCATGCAAAGCTCCTTTCGATCCAACTCCATCTACCGTACCTGATATATCGTAACTATCACAACCAAAAGCACCCATGTGCTCGTTACCCGGGTATCTTATACCTTGCTTTACTATAATATTGTTTTGCAACTCCATCTTAGGAACCCAACTTACTTTAAATCTACCTTGTGGGTTTGGATAGAATATAACCTTAGAATCTTTTATACCGTTAACCCATTGAAAGTTTCCAGTTGTCAAACCTAACGTGTTACCTAAACCCTCGTTGTAATCTATCTGTTGGTATAACTTAACCAAGTTAAATATTGAGTTCTTACTCTCATCTCTAAATGCGTGCTCAGTTGTTCTTGGAAACTGACGATAAAATTCGTTTAAAGCATCTTGGTCTGACTTAAGGCCATCAACCTCGTTTTGCCAGTTGTCTATTACACCTACATCTATTAACTCTCCTTGTGGGTCGAATACATCCCTATCAGGTGTATTAAATACAGGAACTCCGTACTTATCAATAAAGCCTTCATAGTTCCATTCCATTGGGATAAACAGAGAGTAGAGACCAGACTTAGTCTGACCGTTTCTATTTCGCTCTGTGACATCGGAGCTATTGTATAATCTTTTAAAATTGTCTCCACCTTTGTCTAATGCGTTTGAGGTTGATCCCATCATACATTTACCAATAATTCTACTACCTAATCGTAAACATGTTTTTGTAACCCTCCAGTTATTTAAAATATTATCAGGTCTTTCCCACTTACCACTTTCATCATGTACTAATAGTGCTAATTTTTCACCATCATAACTATTGTCCCCAGTGTTCTTCCAATCTATAGTTGTATCTAAACCAGCTAAATCTTCTATCTTCTCGTTAGACGTTATTTTTTTTCTTGTAAACCTACTAGCTGGTACTCTAAAGGCTAGCTCCGTTTTCGGCCTATCCATACCATCTTGTATTGGTTTGAAAAAGAAAGGATAGTTAACGCTAATAGGTACAACTTTGTCGGTAAACATCTTTTTAGCATCCGCACCTGACTTAGATAGTATACCGTATCTACTGTCACTTTTCATTGTTGCTAAGTTAACCGTCTCTGCTGATGACATAAAAGAAAATCCAGATCGTCTATTTTTAAGGTAGCACATTCCGTAACATCTTTTATCCGCCTTACAAGCTTCCCAGAATATAAAGAACAACCTGTTTGCTTCTCTAAAATCTGGAGCACCTACGTCAATCTTACTCCATTGTAAATACATGTAGTGAGTTCCTGGCAACCACGTTGCTTTTCCATTATTAGTAAACCAAAAACCCTCTTCCCTGCGTTTAAACTCTTCATCTATATAATCATGCCACTGATCCTTCTGGTCATCCGGGTAACTTCTCCAATCAAATATATTCTTTAATCGAGAAAGCTGCTTAGGATACTCCTGTCTAACCCATATATCGTCTTCATGCTTATATATTTCTTTAGGTTGTTTTGGTAAAGCTATTTTTAAACCTTGTATCTGGATTATATCACCAATTTTACCTGTTTTAGAAACTACAACAATATCGTGTTCTTTATTATATCCGTAACTCCATTTACTACCACGGTTCATTCTAGTGACAGTTGTTTTTTTAATGGGTTCTATTATTTCAACTAAACTTTGCTTGTACATTATTTAGATCTACTTTCTGCGAATCCTTTAAAGGCTTCTTTCTCTGTCTCTTCAGGTGCTTTGCCCTCAAGCAAGTTTTCTTCTTCTTGTATTCTGTTAAGTATTTCAAAAGCGTCGAATATAGCTAGTTTTTTAGTTGCTGCTGCGTTTTTTAATCTGTCAGCTGATATATCGTCGTCAGAATCTACAATAGGTTCTTTTGCAACTTTAATTAACTCATCAACTGCTACTTGCCCAGCTTGGATTATACTTCTCTTCGTTTCCTTGGTATTCATATTTAATTGTAATTTTATTTGATCTAACTCGATATACCCTCTCGCCATCAATAATAAATTCAAATTTAGATGATGGTTTAAATTGAACTAAACTTTCTTTATCAACTGTACCGTCTGAAAACAAAACAATACCTCTCAATTGTTCTTCCTCATTAAACAGTTTATTATTCTCTTTTAAAGGCTGCACAAAACAATAACCCTTTAAAGGTGTCCAGACATCATTTCTTTTGTAAGCGAATATCTGATCTTCAAATACAACATAAGTGTCTTCTTTAAAATAGTTATTACTATTTTTCTCTTCTTTTCTTACGTTGTACCATCTTCTAAAAACATTGTGATGAACTAAAACTGTATCACCAACATTTATATAAGTATCGTATGCCATAGGAACAGCTGTAACAATAGCCTCTCTGTTTATGTATTGGTGATTTGATATCTCAGCATTCAGTATCAACTCTTTATCACCTATTTTTTTTGTATTGTTATATCTTTCTCCTTTTGGTTTTATTATAAAGCTATAAACACCTTTCATTATTTAAACTCTAGGTTGTACTCTACGGATATAGCCATGTTTTTGTTAAAGTCTTTCCAAGGTATCACTTGGTTTCCCTTTCTTATGTAAACAGAGAACTTATCGTCTTCTTCTATAATATCGCATATAGTATGACCACCATACACTTCTTGCCCCACGGCATAGTGCATGGCGTCATTCTTATAGTTAGAGCCTATAGATATCTTACGAATTAGTTTCATTAGAAATCTCTTTTATCTCACCAGTAGTGATATCAATATCAACATCTCCATAAGTACCCTTTAACTCAAATTGCATTTTCTCCATTGCCTTCTGTAATTCTTGTACAGCGTGGTTTAATGTGTGCTTTCTAAAATCCAGTACCCCAAGCTCTCTATAGTGAGCCTCAAAGTCTCTAGCTAATGCTTGTAAAGCTGTTAATTCTTCTTTAGTTAGTTTCTCACCTTTAGGTGCTAAGTCTACTACTTTTTGTGTTTTTCTTTTTGCCATTTTTGTTTAATTTAATTTAATTAATTACAATCCAGATATGTACTTCACATCTGCGATCTCTTCTTCTGTTATACCTGTGTTATCACCTACCCAATCAGTATGATTGTTAAAAGTATACGTGGACAAGCCTGATGCGTTAGTAAAAGTGCTTAATGCGCTATCTATAGTATCACTTGTAACGACTATGTTTTTACTATTATCTATGCTACTAAGAGCATAATCTATGTTTTCTTTGTTTAAAGTTTCAAAAACTTTACTTGTTACTATGTAATATTTCATTATAATGTCTCAAAGTTAGAGTTACCACTTAATGTAAAGTTAGGAGCTTCATTACCGCTACTATCTGTACCATCATTTTCAAACTTATAATACATTTGTAAGTTTGTTGCTGCACTATGACTAGTAGCATCAAGTCTTGTACCACTATTATAAAGTTCTGATATTTCAGTTGCTGATAATTGTTTATCCCAAATAGTTAAATCATTAAACTGTGTTTCTGTACTATCACCTGATTTTGTATAATTCCAACTATTACTACCTAAAGCTATTTGTCTATCAACACTAGTCATACTAGGAGTTCCTTGTCCAGTTCCGTTTGCTCCATAATGTCCATTACCTAACCAAGTACCATTCCAATAAACTTTTGCATAACTAGATCCAGCAGAATTTGTTGTTGATTTTGCAACAGTAATCATTGTAAAGTCATCATCTCCAACATTTCCTCTATTTGCAGCACTCCAATATGAAGTTCCTAAATTAGCTGCTGCATATGCCGCTGCATGATTACCAGAGTTAGAATGAAATAAATAAAAATTAGATTTCTTAGCAGTTGATGCGGAACGATATTCGTAGTATAGTCTATTTAAACCTTCATGATAATATATTCTAATCATGTTAGCACTTGCATCTGTTGAACCAGCAGTAGTAGATGAAAACAAATGTATATTGGTGTTTAAATTCGCTGACCAACCTGGCTTAACCCAAAATGATATTGTATAGGCATCACTATGTATAAAATTAAAATGAGCATCACTATCTGCTATATAAACTGCTTGTCCAGTTCCAGTGGTTATAGATTTTGCTACAGAATAAGCATCTGAAAACGCAGCCTCAGCATCTTGGTCATAACCATACCATTCTGACATAGCATGGGGAGCATTAGAATTAGGTGCACTAGCGCTATTGGTGTTTATTACACCAGTAGCTAACTCTTGTAAAGATATACCTGTATAACCAACGCCAGCGTTGTAATCATCTTCGCTGACTTCGTTTTTTATACGAACTAAACTAATTATGCCACTACTTGGAACAGCCATTGCAAAGTTCTTTTAATTCGTCAATTTGTTTTTGTTGATCTTTTATAGCTTCTATTAAATAACCTACAACGTTACCATAAGCAACACCTTTGTAGTTACCATCGTCTATAACGAGTTCTGGTGCAACCTTTTCCATTTCCTGTGCTATTACACCTGAACTTTGTTTTCCACTGTCAGTACGCTCGAAACTAACTCCTCGCATCTCTAACACTTTCTTACCATCTAATGTTTTAACGTTTTTCTTTAAACGCTTATCTGAGTAAGCTATTACATCAGCAGAACCTGTTATCGTAGAACCTACATATAATTTTTTAGCAACACTTGCTCCACCAGCGGTTCTTAACGCGCCATTTGTACCAGCAGCACTAGAAGAATCTGTTGTGTTACTTATAGTTGTTAAAGAGCTAAAAGTTTTAGCACCACTAATTGTTTCTGTAGAGGTTTTCATACTGGCTCCAGCCGCAGCCACGTTGGTTGCATCTGT